CACGTAGTCTGTACGCAGGAAGTAGTCGCCGCTAATGGCATTGATAGGGAACTGTATACCAACGCCCATTGCCAGATCGTTTGGCGCAACAGCAGCACCCGATAGATAACCGTATATAGGAGTCGGTGGCGCCAACACATCTTCGTCGGCAGTGTCAAGTATTTCATCTGCACTGTCAATGACGTCGTCGGCAGTTTTCTCAGGTTGATTAGGCAACAGTCCATCTGGTAATAGTGGAACTTCGTATAGGCTGCTGGTGTCGTAACCACTAAATGGTACATTGGCTTCGCCTTCACGTACAGTAGCATCGTTGATCTTCAAGTTAGTATCTAGTGTACTTAAGATTTGTCCAATTGGAGTTGTGCTATTGCCAGCTAATATTGTTAAGAATGTCTTTGTATTCTTGACTGTCTACTAGAGGATTCAGTTTGACACGCCACAAGTGTGGCCACCATGTGGGACTAAAACCTTCACTTGCAAAACTGCCGTCTCCAACAACATAATAGCGTTTGAGTGCAGCAGGAACATCTTGATTTAGTGCGTCATAGTCAGTCAAGTGCTGTAGCTCCAACACATCACCGTTCATCAACTTGCGACCAAGTAAATCTACCATGTCACGCAGGTGGAAAGTCATAAAGATTGTACCAGTGGCCAAGAATAAACCAAACTGACTAAGATCAAAGTCCTGATCCTGGCGTTGATAAATTCCACGCATCTTGTAGACACTGGTGTCGTACTTGCGATCTCTATTTTCCATCCACAAGAGATCTTGAATGTTTTGCTCGCTTTGATTGGTGTAGCTGGGTTTGGTAGCATAGGTGCTGATGCCCACAGTAGTGCCTGCGGCAACGTTGGCTGCAATATTGGCACTGAGTGTAATAGTTGACGCATTTTTAGCAATTACACTAGCATTAGTAGGCACATTGGTGCAGGTCACAGTATCACCAATGTTAATGTTGGCAGTGTCACTCACAGCCAATACATTGGTAACCGCAGTTGCAGGTGCAGTGGTTGTTACTTGGGTGCCCTGTGTGATCGGGCCCAAATATTTGTGCAGCAAAATACCAGTTCCGCCGACGGTAAACATCTCGCTGATACGGCGATCAAAGAATTTATAATCGTTGCTGTGTAAGCCGTCTTTCCATAAACTGAGTCTTGCCACGTTTTTGTCCTGTTTTGTATATTTACCACATTTGACAACGAATGATGTAGAGTTTATAATATGGGCATGACAACCCCAACGCACATGAAACACTATGAGCACCTGCAAAAGTGCTTGAAAATGGTGCAGGATACTAAAGATATCAAAGCCCGTAGCACCTTGTACAAGATCTACTCAAACTGCAACGATGCCTACATTGCCATGGATCGTGAAATGGTAGAATGTAGGCGGTTGTCAAAAGTAACACATAAGTACACAGAACTGACAGCAAAATTTGAAGTATGTGTTAACGAGTTTGAGCAGTGGTACCTAATGGCCACACTAATGTACTAACTTGACTCAAAATGGTTTCTGCGTTATAATAATGGCATGTATAAAGTAATAGATAACACAGGTTTTGTTCGTGGTGCTTTTGATAGCTTGGACACAGCAATGGAAGCCGCAAAACTTGTAGACGAGTTTGTAACCATTAAAGGTGCGGACTTTGAGGTTTGTGGGATTTTTGGTGTAGACAGTGTCAAAGATGGGCTTTGCCCTGATGGCGTTGTGTATGATTGGAACAAAGCCGGCCGCATTGGCCGCGTGAAAAAGGAACGTGTATGAAAAAGCTAACAGACAAGCAAGTTGCTCGTAAGTTATTGCAGGCTGAAAAATACGCCGCAAAGGCAAGCAAAATTGTGCAAGAGAGTCTCGGACATCTTACATACTTCCAAAACTTGAGTTTTGAGTTGCATTGTAAGGCAGTAGAACTGCAAGAAAATGCACACTGGTTCAGCACAGGCACAGACCCAATTCGTTAAGGAAAACTCATGGCAACAGTAGCAGGCATCAAGATCAAAACCAAAGCACCACGTCAAACACGAGTTGCTTTCGCAGATGAAAAGTACACAGGTTCAGAACCTGAGTGGACTGCTGACGCAGCCTAGTGGGACAATGAGCGATTTGACAACAAGTTGCGGAAGAGTTTCTACTACTACAATTATTACTACAGTCAAAAAGACTGCAAGAAGTATGTGGTTGAGTGGTTGCAAAAGAACAGCAAGCTCAGCATCGAGGAAGTCAAAGCGTTTAATCGTGCTGGCGATCGCTTGCTACCTATGACAGTGTGCAGCCTTATCATGGCACATCGTGCTGGCATGCCGTTCCGTGGACGTCATATTGAGTTCATCATTGACAGCGTAATGGATGTTGTGGCCAAGGCCGAACCTGAAGTGTTGGATGCAGTTGCCACGCCCGAACAGGTGGCCTACCGTCCCACTATTCAAGATCGACTTGCTGAACGCACAAGCGAAATCATCGGTGAGCTGGAAGGTATCTTTGACGATGTTGCCACCGGCGTCAAGAACCCAACTAAACTGTATGACTATCTTGTTGCCAACAACGTGGTGCAAAGCCAGTTAGGAAAATACGAAGATGTTTATAAAACACGAAAAGCTGAACTTGAACTTGCAGTATCCAAAAAGGATGAACAAGTTCGAGAGGGCTACAGCCATCTTAAGGCAGCTGACTTCAAGCGTATTATCGCTTGGATCGACGACCTCCTTGCCGCAGTTGAACAGTACCGCGGCGTTAAAAAGGCGACAAAGAAGGCAAGAGTTAAGAAAGCTCCGAGCAAAGAAAAGCTGGTGGCTCGACTCAAGTATGCAAAAGATAATGCTGCACTCAAGATTGTTTCTATCAATCCTGCGGACATTATTGGGGCCGGTGAACTCTGGGTCTATAACACTAAATCCCGCAAGTTGGGACGATATGTGGCAGCAGCCTACAAGCAGCTTTCAATTAAAGGTACCAGCATTGAAGGGTTTGATACAGATAAAAGTGTATGCAAAACACTTCGCAAACCTGAAGAAAAGTTGAAAGAGTTTGCCCGGGCAGGCAAGATCCAACTACGCAAGTTCTTGGATGACATCAAGGCAACCGAGACCAAAATGAACGGGCGCATTAACGCAGACATTGTGTTACTCAAAGCGGCCTAAACTCCTAATCCTGTTATAAATAGCATATAACAGGATTTTTTATGGCCGAATATAGTATACCAAGTACAACCCCTCACATTGATGGCAACCTGACCGTGTTCGGCAGCTTGCCGACCAAGTCACTATACAATCCTAACACAGGTACAGGGCCAGGCCCAATACAGTACGACCCCAGCACACTTCCTACAAGTGATGCAAAACGTGCTGAGATCACAGACTATATCCGTATGCGTCTAGGTGACGGTATTGTAGACGTTGAACTGGAACAAGAGCACTATGCCATGGCCATCAACCAGGCCTTGATCAAGTATCGTCAACGTGCTGCCAACAGCACAGAAGAAAGTTACTGCTTCTTGGATCTGTTGCCTGAAACACAAGAATACATTCTGCCCAAAGAGATCATGACAGTGCGTGGTGCTTTCCGTCGCGGTATTGGATCAGTAACAGGCACAACAGCCAGCTCGTTTGAACCATTCTCCAGTGGCTATTTGAACACCTACATGTTGACAGCAGGACGTGTTGGTGGCCTAACCAACTATGAATTGTTTGTAGACTATCAAAAGCTGTCAATGAAAATGTTCGGCGGCTTCTTGAACTACACCTTCAACCCAGCTACCAAGAAGCTAGTCATTGTGCGTAAGATGCCCTATGGATATGGTGGCGCCACTGGTTACGACAACGGACAAAACCCCTACGAATCTGTACTGCTTTGGGTCTATAACCAAAAGCCCGACAGCATGATCTTGGGCGACACCTACAGTTTCCCTTGGATTCAAGAGTATGCCTACAGCTTTGCCAAACGTCTGCTGGGACAGGCCTACAGCAAGTTTGCACAAATTGCTGGCCCACAAGGCGGTACAAGCCTAAACGGTGCTGCAATGGTAGCAGAAGCACAGGCCGAAATGGAACGTTTAGAGTACGAGATTGTGAACTATGTGGACAACGGTG